GGCTGTTCCGCCTGATGCTCGACACCTGGCCGCGCCTGCGGAAGGCGCTCAACGAGGTGTCCGGTGCCGTCGCCCGCCTTGAGATCCAGATCAAGCCTGCGACCCGCGAAGGATCGGAGGAGCCGACGCCGCAGTCGATGCGGATCCACGAAGTCGTCGAGCGAGCCATGGAGTCCTTCGCGCCTCGCCCGGGCTACTGGGAACTCGACATGGAAGGCGGGATCCGCGCTCTCATCGACGCCTACGCCAAGGGCATCAGCGTTCTGGAGATCGCATGGCACGCGCAGAACGGGATTATCTCGCCGCGGGCCTACGCCCCGGTGCCGGCCAAGTATCTCGCCTACCCGTCCGCCAGCAACGAGATCGACCGGCTGATGGTCGCACCAGGCGGCGCGAACAACAGCCCGCTGGAGGACTTCCCGCCCGACCGGTTCCTGATCGCCGTCTGGAGCCAAGGCGGCACGCACCCGATCCACGCCGCCAACCTCCGCACACTCACGAAATACTGGCTCGCCAGCGTCTATGGCCTCGGATGGCTGATGCAGTATGCCCAGCTCTTCGGCATCCCGTGGCGACACGTCGAGACGGACGGCAGCGAAGGCGCGATGGATGCCGCTGAGGCTATGCTGGAAAACGTCGGCAGCACTGGTGCCGCGGTGACCGGCCCCGGCGTCAAGCTCAACATCCTCGACGGCGTGTCGGGCGCCGCCGACTCGATGCCGCAGTCGCACCTCATGGACGTTGCCGACCGAGCCTGCGACATCCTGCTGCTCGGCCAGACCCTCACCACCGACAACACCGGCACCGGCTCGCGGGCGCTGGGCGAGGTGCATGACGGGATCCGCACCGAGGTGCTCCAGTCCGTCGCGTCGTGGACGGCGTCGATCCTGACCGAGCAGCTCATCCCAGCCATCGTGCGCTTGAACTTCGGCGCGGTGCCGGCCGAGGACATGCCCTACGCCGAGATCACCATCCCTCGCGTGAAGGACGCCAAGGCCGCGGCCGAGCGGTTCAAGATCCTCGTCGAGACCGGCGTCAAGATGCCGGCGAAGTGGGTCTACGAGGAGTTGGAGATCCCCGAGCCTGTCGACGGCGACGCGATCTTCGGCGAGGATGACATGGAGGACGACACTCTCGACTTGGCCGACCCTCTCGACGCGCTCGCAGCAGCCCGCCTCGACGAAATCGACCTTCGACCGACCGCCGAGATGGCAGCGAACGCGCAGGAGGCGCTCGACATCCGACGGACGAAGCCTGCGAGCGAGCGAGGCATGACCGCTGTCGGGATCGCCCGCGCCCGCGACATCGCGAACCGGACGACGCTCACGCCCGACACCGTGCAGCGCATGGTCTCGTTCTTCGCCCGCCACGAGGTGGACAAGTCCGGCGAGACCTGGCCGGCCAAGGGCAAAGGCTGGCAGGCCTGGCACGGCTGGGGCGGCGACGCCGGATACCGCTGGGCGAAGGCGAAGCAAAAACTCATCGAAGCAGAATGACCAAGGCCGACCTCCGTGACCTCGCTGCCGAATGGCTCGCCCCGATGGACGAGCTACTCGGTGACTTGATCGAGCAGAGCCGCACGCTGACGCCTGGCGCATTCAACGCGCTGGTCGACGAGGCCGTGCAGCAGGTGCCGCGGATGTTCTCCATGCTGAACCAAAAGGCACTCGCCGACGCTCTCGAAGCGGAGATCGGCGAGGCCGTCATCCGAGGGATCGAGCCAAATGTCTAAGCTCACCGTCAACGTCACGATGACCGGCGACCAGTCGGTCAAGCTGGGGCTCGTCCTGCTTTCCTCCACTGCCGCCAGACGCCAAGCGATCGGTGACGGCGGGCAGGCCGCGCTGGCTGTGATCAAGGGCTACTACCAAGCCAAGGGTCGGCCGTTCTGGGTCAACCCTGCGCTGCCGACTCACGGCCCCGGCCGCAGGGTGACGCAGTGGTGGAGGTCTACCGAAACCGGCTGGTCGATGAAGCAGACCAATACGTTCTCGGTGGGCTTCGTCAACGGCACCGTTGGCCTCGCCCACAAGGTCACCGGCGGCACGATCCGAGCGAAGCGGAAGAAGTTCCTCACCATCCCGGTGGATCCGCGGGCGCATGGCCTGACTGCGAAGACGTTCTCGCGCACGATCGCCCCGCTGTTCGCGGCGAAGGGAATGCTGATGTTCGTCGACGAGCAGACGGCCGACGTGAAGGCCGCCTATGCGCTCAAGAAGAGCATCACGCAGCGCCCTTGGCCGGGTGCCCTGCCGCCCGAAGCGAGCTACCTCGACACCTTCATCGACGAGGCGCTCGACAGCCTGATCGACTCCTTCGAGACCCCTTGAATTTGCAATGTTGACTATCCTGAGCAATTTACTAAGGTTTCGCCAGATGACCGGCCTCACAGTCAACTCCGCGTTCCAATCCGAGCTTTCCGAAGCCGGGTCGATCGTGTTCCTGCCTGAAGGCACGCACAGCATCACCGCGAGCGTGGGCGGCAAGCCGAAGACGCTGACGGTGACGGTCGATGACCGGGTTCTGGCCGGCTTCACCGAGGATCTCGCCCGCCGGCAAGAGTCCAACGTCCGGCCGTTCGCCGGGTTCGACCACAAGCCAGGTGCTGCGTCGTTCATCCCGCAGGGATTTCGTTACGAGCCAGGCGTCGGCCTGCTGCTCGACGTCGAATGGACTGCCGCCGGCCGCGCAGCCATCGAAGGCCGCGACTACTCCTACTTTTCCCCGACTTTCCTCATCTCGAAAGACGGCATCCCGACCGGCCTGACAGGCCGCGGGGAGATCGGCAGCTTGGTCAACGACCCGGCCTTCGAGGAAATCCCGCGGATCGCCGCAGCTCACCAAGCAACAGACCCCATGCAACACCTAGTTGAACTCGGGCTCGTGGAGGCGTCTTGCGCGCCCGATCAAGCTCTCGAAACCGCCAAAACCGCGCTCGCTTCCCTCCGTGAAGCCGCCGCGCAGGTCGAAACCGTCGAAGCCGCCAACATGGCCAAGAAGTCCGCCGAGGATGATCTGGCCGACATGAAGAAGCGCAACGACGAACTCGAAGCCGCCTACAAGTCGCTCAAGGACGAGATGGCTGCGAAGGCATCGGCATCCGCCGACGCCGCCATCGAAGACGCCATCAAGGCCGGCCGCATCGCCCCTCAGGACGACGCGACCAAGGCGTTCTGGCGCTCGTCCATCACCAGCAACCCGGAAGCCGTGAAGGCGCTTAACGCCATCCCGGTCAATCCCGCCCTCTCTGGCAAAACAGTCCTCGCGGGCCGCACCGAAGACCCGCCTCAAGGCCCAGCTCTCACTGGCCTCGCCCGTGTTGAAGCCGCCTTCAAAGCTCAATCCCAATCCTAACATCCCATGTCCAACAACTTGACCCTGCTTGACCTCGCCAAGCTCAACGGTGCCGACCCGATCGTCGGACTCATCGAGGAAGTCGCAACCGCTTCGCCCGAGGTGACCATCATCCCGGCGCGCACGATCCGCGGCACCTCCTACAAGACGGTTATCCGCAACAGCCGCCCGGCTGTGGGTTTCCGCGCTGCCAACGAAGGCACCGACGCCACCAAGTCGAACTTCACCGAGCGCCTCGTCGAGTGCTACATCCTCTCGTCTCGCGTCGAGGTGGACAAGGCAGTCGCCCGCGGCTACGAAGACGGACCCGAAGCCATCCAGGCCATCGAAGCCGCCGGCGTCATGCGCGCGGCTCTCTCGACCGTTGGATCCCAGACGATCTACGGCACCGCCGCAGGCGCGAAGGGCTTCTTCGGCCTCCAGCAGCTCATCGGCACCTTCGGTGACGAGCTGGTCGTCGATGCAGGCGGGACGACTTCCGCCACCGGCTCCTCGGTCTACGCCATTAAGGCAGGCACCACCGGCGTGCAATACGTCTACGGCAACGGAACCACCTTCGACCTCTCGGCCTTCCGTGAGGGCGACGCCGTCGACGCCAACTCGAAGCGTTACGCCGCGTTCATCTCCGACCTCACCGCGTGGATCGGCTTCCAGTGCGTCAACAAGTACGCCGTGGGCCGCTTGAAGGACTGCACCGCTGATACCGGCAAGGGAGTTACCGACGCTAAGATCGCCGAGCTTCTGAGCAAGTTCCCGGTCGGCGAGCGCCCGAGCCATCTGCTCATGTCCCGTCGCTCCGCTTATCAGCTTCAGATCAGCCGGACGATGACCGCCAGCACCAAGCAGGAAGCCTTCACTGGCATCCTTCCGGGTGTCCCCACCGAGTCCTTCGGTATCCCCATCATCATCACCGACTCCATCGGTGACACCGAAACCCTCAGCTAATCACGACCATGTCTTTTGAATTTAATCGCAACCAGCAGGACCAGAACTACGTCTCGACCGTGGCCATCGCGCAAGCGGGAGCCAACACCGCTTCCTTCGACCTCGAACAGGCCGTCGGCGGTGACATCGAGCGCGTCGTGTTTGAGCTTGCTGCACCACTCGCCGCCGGAATCAGCAGCACCAAGGTTGTCACCTACACGCTGCAAGACAGCGCCGATGGCACCACCTTCCTCGCCGTTGATCCCGCGATCTCGACGACGCAGACCGCTGACGGTTCTGGCATCGCCGCGAAAACCGTCCGGTTCCGCGTCCCTGCCAACACCCGCCGGTATGTCCGCATCGCCCAGACGATGACTGCGACCGCCGGCACCGTGACCGGCAGCATGGTCGCCAAGCTCCTGTTCTGATCGACCACCCCATTGAGGCCCGCCTGTTCGCGGGCGGGCCTCTTTCCTTTTCCTGACTCATGGCTTGGATTGCTCTCACCGTTGACTCCTTCCGCGACCGCCTCGGCAACGACGAACTCGACCGGCTGGTCGAAGAGTCGCCGACGCCTGACGCGAAGCTCGCTGAGATCCTCGCCCAAGTCGCCGCTGAGTTCGTCTCTCGCATCAACGCCGGCCGCCGCAAGCGTGGCCTCGGCCCGCTGGTCAACACCGGACTCTACATCCCGCCCGGCTCTCAGCGGCACGCCTACGCCATCGCACGGCGCCTCCTGACCGACGCCTTCCCGTCGCTCTCCGAGTTCAACGGCGAGGACCGCAAGCTCTCCGTGGAGGCCGCCGAGAACTTCCTCGACGACCTCGCCAACAACAACGCCGACGCCGACGACACGGGCGCGGCATCCTTCGCTACTGCCTCGGGCGCATCGTTCCGCTACTCGGGCAAGGCACTGATGGACTTCGCAGAATCTCCCTGACCCATGGCCTCCCTCATCCGCCAGATCGTCGAGAGCATCGCGGAGCACCTGCGGGAGTCCGAGTATTTCCGCACGGTCCCGACGATCCCCGTCCTCATCGAGGACCAGAAGGATGTGGAGCGCGAGATCGTCAATGCCGCGCAGAAGACCGGCGCATTCGTGATGGTCAACTTCGCATCCGGCGAGACCGACACCGACAACACGCCCGGACCATACCTGACGACATCCACATTCCAAGTCACCGTCTCTGAGATCCCGAGCATCTGGCGATCCAAGGCACGCCCCGGCCCGTCATGCACCGAGATCGCGGAGGCCGTCGCCCGCCTGTTGCATCACGTGCAGCCCGCCGACCGTGACGACGCCCCGTTGTCCGGCGGCGTTCTGCTCTTCGCCGGCATGAGCCAGCAGACCAACGACTCGATGCTCCAGCAGGCTCTTCAATTCACCATTCCAATCGGCCTCTCCAACGAACCACCCACCCGATAAGCCATGCCAACTTTCAACCGCACCACCATTGTTCGCGGCCCATGTAAGATCGCCTTCGACAGCGCGACTTTCTACTCCAAGGGCGGCGTTTCCCTGACGATGACCAACTCGACCTTCGACAAGGAGACCGACGCTTACGGTGTCGTTTCCAAGTCAAAGACCGACTTCCAGATCGTCGTCGAGTTCGAGCCTGTCGGTGAGATCGAAGACCTCGCCAAGCTCTTTCCATACGGCAATACCGTTATGGGAGCGAGCATCTATGGAGGCACCGACAAGCCGCTCGTGATCACTGCGACAGATGCCACCTACACGATCAACAATGCTGCGATCACGCAGATGCCGAGCATTCGGTGCAGCGCCAACAACACAGCCTTCGGAAGCGTGCAGTTCACCGGCCTTCTGGAAATCAGCGGTGACCCGGCGGCGCTGGCCGACTACTACGCGGTGGCAGGAGGAAACCCCATCGGGACCGCATTCGACCCATCGAAGATCATCACCGCTCCGTATCAAGCCACTCTTGGAGGTGGATTGACGTTCTTCTCCGAAGGCGGCTTCGAGATTTCCTTCGACCTCTCGCTCAACCCGGTAACCGTTGACGGGATCGGCACTGTGGACATGAGCCTTCAGAACCTTGGTGCGACCATCACCTGTATTCCTACCGGAGTCGCTGAAAGCTCCTTCGATGGGTTTTTCGGATCCCTCGATACAGGCGAAGACCTCGCATCTTCCACGCTCGACATCGCAACGGCAACCGTCGGCGGCATCAACTTCGATTGCGCTGCGGTGCAATTAATTGATCTGCAAAAGCGATTCTCACCAACTGACAACCGCCTCGGCCAGTTGACGCTA